AGTCCGTCACAGGAACCGTGCGAATGAGCGTCGCCAGATCGTTCGGGCTGACGGGTAGGGGCTTCTCTAGCATAATGTAGGTCACGGGTTTGACACCCTCCTTTCGTCTCCAGGCATACTGTGTGACAGACGAACTGCTGTTTGCGGTGTCCAAGAACTTCTCAAACGGAGGGAGCCCTTCCCAAACGAAGAACCCTGCGTCTACCTTCGCTTTTCCACCCGCAACCGCCGTAATGGGAAACAGATCGGAAAGACCCCAGTCCTTTCCCGTCTGGATGTCGGTGGACGCATACTGCCCCGTGGAAAGATTAGGCAACTCCACGCTGGTCAACTGATTGGCGATCTTTCCGAAAAAGCCTGCCGATGGAGTGGAAGGGTTTCCAGTTGTGATGGGAATCAGTATGATGTACGATTGGTCGCCTTCCGAGGGGTCGTTCAACGAGATGACTGCATCGGCCTGCTGGTCCTGAATGCGCAGAGGAGATGGGTGATACAACGTCATCGTGTTCACCGAAATATCGTTTCCGTTAAACGTGAGTTTGAAGGGAATGCTGGGTTTCACAAACGCCTTGGTGTCGGCGGAAAATCCTTCCGATGAGATTTGCCGAATGCGAACGCTCGTCAACTTGCTAACGTTGTTGTTCAGATCGTCAATGGTGGCAATCTTCGGAACAATGTCATCGGGAAAGCGAACCTCCTCGCAAAAGCCGTCACTTAACGGTCGGAGATACTGTCCGCCCTGAATGCCACCCACAAAGTCGCGGACTGCCATCTGCTTGTTTCGGACTTTCCCTAGATCGGTGTTAAACTTGGAGCACGTGCGAACACTTCCAAACTGGCGCGTTAAACTAACGGTTGATGTGGAAATCCCAGGCACAAACTCAAGATCACATTGTTTACAGGACTGTGATTCGGAAATAGACACTCCTTGCGTTCGTGGAACTTCCGGCTTGCCAGGAATGAGTGTAGATTTAGAACCGCTTCCCGGAAAGTCCGCTTCCTGTACCACCGGAGGCGGAGGTGTCGGTGGAGGTGATGACTGATTGTTGCCCATTGTTCCTATACGATAAAACAAGTATCCACGAGTAAACAATGAGCACTTCAGCAGCAAAGCCGAACCTTGGACCAGGCGGAACGGCACCAACGGTTCCTACACCGAAACCTCTCTATCCGGATACACCGTGGTGGGCGATTCTGATTGCGGTGTTCGCCACCGCACTGGTGAGTGTTTTGGGAACAGCCTATGCGTTGGGAGGCGTTTCCGTTCCCTCGGGTCCCACCTCTCTTCCGCCGGCAGCGTCTCTGGTGATTGACACCATCACATATTTCCCGCACATCCTGCTCCTCTTTGGCGTTCTCGGAGACATGTTCACATATGATGGCGTGTGGTCAATCCCCAGTCTCGTTGGTCTGCTCTCCATCTTCCTGAACTATTTCATGAAGTACTTCTGGCTCGGACTGCAGAGTCTGTTTACCACTGCAAAGAAGGTCGCGGAGACCGGAACCAATGTAACCGGGCAGCCTGCTATCGTGGGAGGTGCAGGTGTCGCCGCGTTCTTCAAGAATTACGATGGATGCTCTGTTCAGGGATTTGAGGGCTTTGCCACTGAGTTTGCGCCTCAGACACTCGTTGTCACTGCAACGGTCTTCTGTTATTACATTTTTGATCTAGTCCGCAACCGAGGTTGGTTAAACTCACTGGCGGCTATTCTGATCTTCGGCATGGTGTTTCTCGGACAGGTTGCGATTCTCTCAACGACTGCATCAGGAGGATCGTGTGGCACTGGAGCCTACGGTGGCAGCGTTCAGGCACTCATGGCGTTGTTTGAGGGTATCGTCTTTGGTGGTTCGGCATACGGCATCGTCCAGACCTACTACCCGACTCGCTTACCGACCTCCACCATCTCGCCCTTCCCGCGTCGTGACAGGTCCGATCTGACCTTAGGTCCCGATGGAAAAATGTATGATGCCGATGGTTACCCGTATGTTGTTCTCCCCAACGGTCAGACCGCACCCGATATGTCCTCCGCACAGTCGCGCCAGGCATTCGCATCCGTTGTAGGAAATGCGCTCGGCTCCGGGACACCTGCGGTCGGTGCTGGATGCAATGCTTAGGCCGCAAACGCCTTGTTGATGATGGCTAGCAGAATGCCGATCTGCGTGCCAGAATACCTTCCGATCTCAACGTCGCCCCTAAACACCACAAACGTCGGCACGATGGAAATCTCAAACCGCCGAGCGTGTCCCTTCGGATCGTCCTTCGTGTTGATGGAAATCCAATCCGCCTTCTCACCATACTTCTCCGTCAGGTCCTCCTTGAGCATCTCAATGGTAGGCTTGATGGTCATGCAAGGCCCGCATGTAGGTGACCAGAAATGAAGAATGTGAACAATGCTCATACTACTTCCGAGTGAGTTATTTGTAAACTCGTTCGCTCGGCGCGAATCATGGGCGTCTTTTGAATCGTCTGCTTTGTAAGGGTCACCTCTCGGTCCTTACATAGTTCGGTGAACGCCTTGAACAAATGTTTGTCTACAACTGCCTTGTCCAACGTCGATAGGTTGGCACGCATCCATGTAAGGATTGTCGGCATCGGAATCGGAGAGCCCATCAGTTGAAGTGGGCATCCCTCAAACAGAACATCGGCAGCCGGGACCGGGATGTCCTCGCGAAGAACCTCAATCGTTCCGCGGGCCATGCGGTCTACCACGTCATTGTTGCGCGACAGATCATCCTCGCCTCCCGTGTGTGCGCGAACGTGGACAAACCTGTGACTCTTGAACTTCGCCAGTCGCTTGCTGGCATCCTCAATCAGATCGCGGTGAAGCACGTCGCCTCCCGCAGAGGTCTTCCATCCACGCGACACCCATCCAGTGATCCACTTGGTCAGACAATTCATGGAGTACTCGGAATCCGTGTAGATAACCACATCTTCGTCTTGATATCCACCGTCGTCAAGGAGTACGGTTGCGCGATGGATGGCCGACAACTCGGCTCGTTGATTTGTTTGGGACTGGTTGTCAGGCACACGGAAAGCAGCACTGAGGCTGCGATGTTCGGGAAACCAACAAGCATATCCTGCCTTGGCGCCCGGTCGTCCATTGCTTGAACAGGCTCCATCGGTGAATACACGCATGCCTCTTATTCTTTAGCAGTTCCTAATTCCGTTTCGTAACGACGCGGGTCTTTCCACAGAGACATGTCGGGCCTCGGTCCCACGAGAATTGGCGCGTGTTGGTAGGACGGCAGATTCTTGACGATACACCTGCTGACAATAGCAGATTGGAGAGTGGGTTCTTCAATATGAAACCAGACCCGGCAACGAAAGGATCGCTGCTCCAAGGACCGACGCAACATCTGCTGACACGCCAAACTCAAAAAGTGGGCATGCCATACCATCAGCAAACGAATCCGAACGCCGGGTCGGCTGGTGACGAATGTTGTCCACTGACTAAACCATTTCGCAAAGTCCTCCATGCTGTTGGTCACAGCCGCATCTATCTCTTCAAAGTCGCACTCGCGTTCGTGTGCGGATTTGTAGGCGTTCCATAGTTTCTCTGTTTCCAGATCGTTGAGTCGTTCATAAAGGACCATGTGGGGAGGAGGGAACTCCATTGTTCTGGTAGACCCCCAAGGTTTAAGCGGAAGCAGTATCGGCAGTCACCTTCTTCACAGGGATGTCCGCAGAGACAATGTAGAGAGAGTTCTCAGTCATCACCAACCACGTCTTGTCCTCCTTGATGCGCATGATGGACTCAATCGGCGACGTATACTCCGTGTCCGACTTGATCAAAAACTTGGAATTGCCCCGAACACCGATACAGCACTTCTTCTCCAGGCTGTCGGTGTAGTAATCCAAGCAAATAGGACGGTCCTGCTCCATGGCAATCTTGGCTGCCTGAACCATAACGGTGGCAGAAGGAGTCGTCATTTGTTTGATTGGGCGGAGGTGTTCTACGAAGAACCAACGCGTTTACTTGCTGACCTTGGCAGCATCCTCCAGCTTGAACCGAGACTTCATGTTCAGCGAGGGTGTCTCGACCTTGGGAGTCTTCAACACTTCCAGCAGGGCAGCCTTCATAGGAACCTTGGTCGTGACCGCGAAGATGAATCGGACCAGGGCATCTACATGCTCCTCATTCGCCTGAGTCTTGGCAGAACGGATACTTTCGCGCAAGTCATCCATCACCTGCTTGACAAACCCAGCCATCGTCTCCTCGGGAACAAGTCCGCGAGTGTAGAGTTCCGAAACGTAGACTGCGAATCCGCGCTTGATCTCCTTCTGCTTCGTCCATGCGATGATGACCGCATCATACCCAGGAGCAGACGTATGCGGGACCAGCGTCACATTGTCTACATCATACAACTGGTTGAACATACTCGTCTGAGAGGCCAGATCCTGAAGGGCATCCGGATATGCCTTCACAATCTCCGCATAGGCATCTGCCATGATCGGTGCGAAGAAGTTCATCTTGATTCCATTGTCAAACAGCAGTGTTGTGACACGGAATCGGAACAGCGCATCGCGCTTCTTGAGGCGCTCTAGGAAGTCCGACATCAGGACTCCATAGTTTGCCTTACTCAACTTGTTGATCTTGCTGACGATCTCGCTGTAGTCAGGATCATCCTTCTCCTTCACCTTGCGAACCATATCGGCAAGGTTGTTCTCACGCCAGTTGTCATGCACACGAGGGACCGCACGATGAGTTCCGGGAGGCGCACGACGAAAGGGAACCTGAAAGGAGATCTTCAACTTTGCGATGATGTTCACGATATCATCTGAAAGAGAGGGCCGGGGCATAGCCCGGGAGGCGTAGATAGTTGCGACGTTCATTCTGTTGGGGCAACTTGTAAGAAAGGGACATCGTAAATCCGTTTTCAAAACGTATACGTCAGAGTCCACCAAACGAAATGCCCCCAAGAGACAATATGGCCGACGACAGCACAACACTCCCACAGACGTGGGTGTTGTGGTACCACGACCCGAACAACTCCGATTACTCAATGTCTAGTTACATTAAGATCGTAGACATCAAGACGTTGACCGACTTCTGGTCTATCGTCGAGGGTATCTCCCTCAAGGCGTGGAACTCCGGTATGTTCTTCTTCATGCGTGAAGGAATCCGTCCTCTCTGGGATGCCGTAGAGAACGACAAGGGTGGAGCGTGGTCCAAGAAGGTGGACGCCGCAGACACCAATGCAGTGTTTGTGGATTGTATGATTCACTGCATCGCGGGTAGCCTCCTCAAGAGCGGCAATGAGAGTGTTGCGGGTGTGACGGTGTCACCCAAGGGCAACTTCCACATCATCAAGATCTGGAATACGACCACGGCTGTCTCAGACCGCAAGTTGTTCAGCCCGACACTCAAGATGAAGTTGAGCGACGACATCGCCTACAAGGCACACAATCTTCGCCCCAAGTAAACAATGGTGAAAGTAGCCTATACCGTTGGACGATTCCAACCACCAACAATCGGTCATCAAAAACTCATCAATGCCGTGGTCTCCGCTGCCGGTCCAGGTGGAAAGGCATATGTTTTTGTATCGTCTACGCAGGGCACTGGAAAGGAGAAACGCAAGAACCCGTTGACGTCCGCTCAGAAGATGCCAATCCTTACACACATGTTTCCGTCGGGTGTGGAGTTTGTGGACACACAAGTCTGCAAGGACGAAGGACACGCATGTGGAGGCGCAATCGCAGCCTTCTACTTTTTGATTGAACAAAAGGGTCACGCTGCCGAAGACATTACGTTGGTGCTCGGTGATGACCGTACGAAGGACTTTGGTGCGGCGGCGGATATCTGGAAACGCCGCGAAGAGAAGGATCGGTTTGGTCCCGGAGGTACACCGACAGAGGCAAACTTCGTCTACCTCAAGAGCGACAAACGGAAGCCTGACGTGGAGGTCAAGGATGCTGACAACATGTCCGGTACGAAGGCTCGTCAGTATGTCAAGTTGAATCGGTTGGACGATTTCTATTCTGCGATCGGGTATGGACCGACAGAAGAGAAAAGTGCTGCGAAGGCTGTGTACGATACAATCAAAAAGAGTGTGGGGTCCGGCAAAACGCGTGCTGGAGCCGATACCTCGGAGGTCATGTTTAGTGCGGATGCTGAGTTCAGTTATGCGAAGAAGACCCGTCACAAGAAACGACGCAGCCTACGTAGAACACGGCATAAGGCATAACTTGATGTCTCCAAGATTGGCAATCACATACCGAATCATCAGGAACCAATCGTTCTTCATATGGATCTCCAGATTGTTCGACAGATTGGAGCACTTGGTAAAGAGCACCAAATGCGGCAAACTAAATGTCCCTGACACGATCTCATCCGACTCTTTTTTCGTAATACTCATCTCCGACGCACTGTCGCCCATCGTGACCGTCTGAGATGCGAACGGACCCTTACAGGTGAAGGTAAGGGTGTTCCCAACATTCTTGATGTCTACCGTCTTGGCCGCCAGCAGTGTCATATCACGGCAGGTCTTCTGGAAATCAAGCGACGGCATGGTGATACGAGTCGCAAACTCCGTCTCCGGCATCGTCATGTCCGAGTCATCGCGATCCAGCAGGTTGAGTTTGTAGCGAATGCGACGCTTCTTCTCACCGTTCTCTAGAGTAATCGTGAGGTGATTGCTCTCGGACTTGGAGACACTGAACGTGATCGTGTCGTCGTTCGTAACTGTCTTGACCACGCGATAGAAGTGATCCGTATTTAGACCGACATCCAAACGCGGCGCCGAGTGGTTGTACTCATAGTGCTCAAACTTGTTCGCATGGAGTCGCATGTGAGTCAGGACGGTTCGGGTGTTGTCCATCGCAATCATGCGGATGCCATCCTTGTCAAAGACGAGGGACATCTCAACCAGCATAGACTTGAGCCCCTCAGCGAGAGTCCGAATGGGCGCGGTCTGTACGGTTTTTGCGATTACGAGATCGTCCGACATTTTGTTTACCCCTGCGGCGAGTCCTTAACTTCTTTTTCCGCAATCCACCCGCGGGATAGATGCGGAGAACACACTCATTTACTCGCTGATAGGTCGCAGTGTCTCCTCCCTTGTCCGGGTGGTTCGTCTTGGACCACTTCAGAAACCCCCGCCGGCTTGTGATGCCAACACCGTCCAGGACTGTCTTACACTCGTCATCTCGCATCTTCTTTTCAGCGTCTTGTTCCGGTTGGTCACGGGCTTCTTCGGGTTCTGCCGCAGGTTCTGCCGCAGGTTCTGCCGCAGGTTCTGCCGCGGGCTCTGCCGCAGGTTCGGGCATCGGTCGCGGTTCGGGCTGGGGAGTCTGCCTTTCGGTCTTGATGTTCTCTTTCATTGTCTCGGCTTCTTGCTTCTTGGCATCGGCACTTGAATCGGCATCGCGCTTGAGCTCCTCGGGTGCCTTGCGCAGAGCGTCCACAAAGAGAGACCGAACTTCATCGTTCGGCTTGCCCGTTGTTCCTGCAAGAGTTACCAATACATCATTCAGGTTGTTACGACGAACTGTCATAGACTTTGTGTTCGCGATGTAGGACTGAATGACCTTCTCTGTCTCGTCGGACTTGGGGAGTTCAGAGAGCATGATCTCATATGCCTTGACGAGTTGTGATCTTGAGGCGCTACGATACGCGATCTCCCCGAACTGAACTGTTTTGCTCTGCCCCTCCTTTGCAGCCTTCTCCTGTTTGAGCTGTTCAATCGCAGTCTTCAGGCTTCCAACCTCTGCTTGGAGGCGCTCCTTTTCGGTCGTTTCAGCCTTGAGAGTCTCGCGAATGGTATTGATCTCGTCCACGTCTCCTTTGATGGAGGCAATCTGTTCGGCGACCTTGTCATCAATCAGTTTTTGTTGGTCCTTGTTCACGACACTTGCGCCGTACCCTGAGATACCGGCAACACCGGACAGAACCCCGAGGGCGATTGATCCGGGTTCAAAACCACCTGTTCGCACCATTACTTCAACTGGGGAATAAATCTAGAAGTATACGGATAGAAGACCAGAGCGAGCAAGACGACCAATACGACGCTGTCAAAGACGCCCACAATCTTCTTGTACTTGATCGGCAACGACTCCTTTCCAGGCGGCACACCTCCATACGGCTTTGCCCACCCAATGAGGGCACCCAACAGCGTCGGTCCAAGTTTGTCGTTACAGTCGTAGATGTAGTCATACCATGCCATCAGAACATACGCCGTCATTGCCAACACAAAGGCAAATACGATCTCGTGCTGCCACGCCTTCTGATGGGGCATAAAGTAGACCGCCAATACGAATGCAGAGAATGCGATACACTTTTCATTCAAGTAGAGAGGAGTTCCAAAAAGACCACCTCCCATTTGTTGTTTTGTAGCAAAAGATCTTACTCGGAGTCAGAGTCGGACTCAGCACCTCCCTTCTTCCCCTTCTTGAAGATACCGAACTTGCCCTTGCGCGTCTTGAATCCCATCTTGACAAGACGGTTGTCCTTCTTGGCCTTCATAGACTTGCGCTTGGAGACAATGCGACCCGCCTTGTTGTATTTTAGATCGGACTTCTTCAGCCCACCCGAGGTCATCCGTGCTGTGCCGTGCATCACCTGTGCGCGAGATCCGGTTGTCTTGTCCATTTATATATCAACGAGATAAGTTCAAAAATGGGTAGACTACGTTACCAGATGCAGTAGACGACGTAAAAAGAAGAGGGTCGGGCTGCCGATAGAACGACAAGGAATCGCCGTTCCACGTGTAGTTCCACCTCTCCCGGTCCGCCTTCACTCCATCAACATAATGATAAATGGGCCGGTCCGGAATCTTAAACTCGGTTCTCAGGAGTCCGCTGGACATCAAACGCTTTGAGAACTCGTGGTCCTCTGTGTTGCGGATATCCGCGTAACGCACCTGCTTGACAATACTCGTCTTTATCATATTCATGGGAGACGTGCTGCGGTAATATCGTTCGGGCGTCTCGTGCCATTCCGGAACATCTAACGAATGATAAAACATCTTGTTCTGAATCCCTCCTATGTAGTGGAGTCCTAGAAACGACGCACAATCGTAGTCAAATCCGCTTTGGATCATTGGCACAAATGTCTTGACGAAATACGGAGCAATCACATCGTCGTCGTCAATGAAACAGTGGTATTTCCCCTGGCACCGATCTACGAGTTTGTTGCGCTTGGCTCCCAGCGTGAGTTCTCCGTTGTCGGATTCCCATATGACCTCTACTCGAATCTCGGGGGCCTCCGCGATTTGCCGTCGGACTTCGCGCAGGACTTTCGCAAAAAGACTCTCACGAGCGTGCATGGTTGGAATGAGAATGCTGATGTCCATGTGACTTGATAGAACAATGCGATTAAATCGGTTCTGTCTAACCTCACTATACACACAAATATGTATCATAGCCAAGAAGGACAAGACGCGTTCTTAAATACACGTGTATTTAAGGGATTCCGTAACGGAGTCTTCGTTGATGTCGGCGCACACGATGGCGTTACTATAAACAACACGTTGTTCTTTGAGACAGTGCAGTCCTGGTCTGGGATTCTTGTAGAACCTCTACCCTCCGTATTTCAGCAACTTGAGAAAAACAGGCCAAATGCTATTCACAAGAACTATGCGATATCCGATATTGAAACAACCGTAGATTTCTTAGAAGTATCGGGTTACGCAGAAATGACTTCTGGAATTCTAGCCAGTTATGATCCACGGCATGCGCGACGAATTCGCAGTGAAATCGCTCAACTAGGTGGAAAGGCGAACATTATACCAGTTCAGACGAAAAGACTTTCGGGTATATTTGCAGAGCATTCTATCGATCACGTGCACTATCTGAGTATTGATGTTGAAGGAGCCGAGTTTTCAGTTGTAAAGTCAATTGACTTTGAGAAAGTGTTTATAGACGTTATTGGATTTGAAAGTAACTTTACCGACACATGTGGTCCGATAGTTGAATATCTACAAGCACGAGGCTATCGGCGTATTCCATACAAGTGCGTTGACATATTTATGATTCACGAAGCGTCTGCATTCGCCGGTAATATTCTACCAATCAAAGTTTAAAATCCGGATTAAAGAGAATCCGAGCACCGTGGCTACGAAGACACGTCTGAAACGGAATGTGTTCGCATGTTATAGCCCCGTTAGCGGTCCCCGCAAACCGACAACACGGCTTGATCGCGTTTACCTTGTAAAGAGCGCCAGTGTTGAATGCGGAATGAACAACGATCGTATGATTAAGTTTGTACATGTATTCCTTATACATCTCTATAGCGCTCCATTCGGCGTCTTTTTTAGAATACCCTTTGGAAACGAGAGAGCGGCCTAGCGTCCAACAGTCAAACTCTATGAAACCTGGAATGCGAAGCGCCCAGATATCGTAGTAACACTCTACACCGTTCGCAGTCATCACATCCCATGTCCGCATCTCAAAACAAGAGTCAAAGGATTCTTTCCGAACAGGGCTTGCGAAGACGTCGTCCATGTCTACCATGAAAACATAATCGAAGGTAGGTGGAACATAGTGAAGAAGCCGATTCCGTATGTATGCCAGACGATCGGTTCGTTCCGTAATACGGGCATGGAGTCCGGGTTCCTGGACGATTTCCCGAGACCCACCCCTCTCTGCGACCCATGCGTGGAGCATATCGGAGGTCTGATCCGAGGAATCGTTCTCAAAAATCACAATCTTGGTTTCCTTCCACCAGGATGCGATCGTATCGAGATTGGCAAGCACATCGGGTAGATGAGCTGCTGCGTCCTTACAGGCTCCAACGATACATATAGATTTCCATTCCATTCCCTTCTTACATTAAACTACCAGTAAGTAAAATGAAGTGGTGTGTAATGGTTTGTGTGTGGGAGACCCACACTACGCTACGAATAGCAAACGTATTCTAGTAGATTACTTTGAGAAGAATAATTTTACATACTTTTCGTCGACAAATTTGACTACGACACGCGAGGAACCCATCCTAGTTGGTGGAAGTTATTGGCACATCAGATCCTATGCGATCCAAGTTCGCAAATCCGCTTTGGATCATTGGCACAAATGTCTTGACAAAATACGGAGCAATCACATCGTCGTCATCAATAAAACATTGGTACTTCCCCTGGCAACGATCTACGAGTTTGTTGCGTTTGGATCCCAACGTGAGTTCTCCATTGTCGGCTTCCCATATGACCTCTACTCGGATCTCGGGAGTCTCCGAAATCTGACGTCGGACTTCGCGCAAGACTTCCGCAAAAAAGACTCTGGCGCGCGTGCATGGTTGGAATGAGAATACCGATGTCCATGCGACTTGATAGAACATTGCGATTAAATCGGTTCTGTCTAACCTCACTATACAAACATGTATCGTAGCCAAGAAGGACAAGACTCGTAACCGCCATTGTCTACATATTGGATGCTCCCATCTTGAATGGAAACGTCTACCGTTTGATAGGTCATTATTTTGTCATAGTTCCACAATTGTTGTTGGAGTTTCAAACACATGTTAGCAATGACTTACGAGATGCTAGACTTTACCATGAAATGATCGCAGTCAAACTTCAAGGCGGTCTTGGAAATCAACTTTTTCAACTCGCAGCCGCTGACACGATTTCAGCAGAGACGGGTCGGACTCTTTGTGTGACAGACCGTGTATCTCCAAAAACGGTTCATACATCAGAGAACTATTTTAAGTCTGTCTTTTCTGAATGGAACAATTGTCCGGTCCTACCGAGTCCTCGAATTATTGTCGGTGAAACACTCTACAAGAAGTCGGTCTGGATAAACTCGTCGCATAAGAATCTCCTTCTCAGCGGTTACTTTCAAAACTGGAGTGTTGTTCCTCCTGATTTTCAAAGTAGGATTCGTTTGCTCAATCACCCACCTCTTCCGGGCGCGTTCCTTCACATTCGTGGGGGTGACTATGTTAACCACGGGTTCCACGATATCGGATTGAACCGGTCATATTATCAGAATGCGATTGAGAAGTTTCCAGCGGGTACGCACTTCTACGTGTTTACAAACGATGTTGAATATGCGAAGCAGTCTCCGGTTTTGCAGACAATTTTCCATACCATCGTGGAATCTGATGAGATTACATCGTTGTCTCAAATGGTCGCATGTACATCCGGAGGAATCTGTGCAAACTCTAGTTTTTCATGGTGGGGTGCTTACCTGAATCCAGATCGGACAATCGTCATGCCAGATAAGTGGTACAACGATCCTAGTCTTAACATTAAAGGCTATTACTTTCCCGGAGTACATAAGTGTCAAGTTTAGTCCGCTTTTAACATCCATAGTCGTTTGACGCGGGATGTTTGGGTTGTTTCCAACCGCTTTTTGATTTCTAAATATCTAGTACAACTACCACCAAACAACAACGACCACCGTCTTTGCTGTTTAGTTGGAGTAGGCCAGGCCACCCATGCCAGACATCACGCGCAGCACGTTGTAGTTCACGGCGTACACTCGCACCTGGGCAGTGCGTCCGCCACGGACCGTGTTGACGGAGACCGTAAGCTGGAGCGTCGCCTTGTCAATGCGAGAGAAGTTGCAGGTGCCGCTGGGCTGGTGCTCCTCGGGCTTCAGTGCGAAGGAATACACGTTGATGCCCGTAGAAGGGGTGCGGCTGTGGTGCTGGTAAGGCTGCACGCGGTCGAAGTAGCGTCCCTCACGCTCCGTGAACCGATCCTGACCGTTGAGCTGCAGCTTGGCAACCTCCACGGGGTTCTTGCCGGAGCACTTCACGCCAGAGTCCAGGATCACCTTGGCCAGCAGGTAGTTGGTCGTCGCCGCAAAGACCTCGTCGCCCTGGTCGGAGCCAGAGTCCAGCCAAGACGCACCGCCCAGAGAAGGACCCTGGGAGTTGCCAAAGCCGGGCAGGTAGGGACCGGAAGGACCATCGCCCGAAGTCGTGGGGACTGCAACCGTGGAGCCGCTCGCGGCGTTGCCGAGGGAGCCACGGGCCAGCACGTCCATCACGATGCCCTCCGTGGTGAAGTCATCCGTGAAGTTGAAAGGCTGGCAGCCGTTGACCTCCGCGATGAAGTTCTGGTTAGGCGTGCAGTCCACGAACGAGTCGCGCTGGACAACCCACACAAGCTCCTTGACGGGGTGGTTGAAGTTCAGCTGGATCTTGTTGGAGGAGGAGGTGATAGACTCCGCACCCGTGAACTGCAGCTGCTCAATCAGGTACTCGTGAGTCTGCTGGGCGAACCGGCGTCGCTCCTCGGTGTCGAGGTAGACGTAGTCAATGTACAGAGAGGCAGCCGTCAGGGACTGGATCGCCGTAGAGGGGGTCACGTTGGAGCCACTCAGCTCGTAGTAGCAGGTGTTGATCCACTGCTCAAACTCCACGTTGATGCGCACCTCGTGGTACTGGAGGGCGATCAGGGGAATGGCCAGGCCGGGGTTGCGGCAGAACCAGAACTGCAGAGGAATGTACAGCGTCTTCGCGGGCGTACCCGAGCGGGGGGCGCACGAGTTGGTCAGCTCAGAGCCCGCGCAGGAGGCATCCAGGGAATACCCCTTCTTGTCCTTGACGAGAACCAGGTCGTGGGTGTTGCCGATCATGTCGTCCAGCGCCGCGACCGTGCCCGCATCCTGGGTCAGCTGGGTCCAGATCTGGAGCCAGTCGCCGTACTGGCGATCAATGCGCTGACCACCAATCTCCAGCTCAATCACCTTCAGCAGGCGGTGACCGATGTAGTTCAGCCAGCGAAAGCGGTTCAGGTTCGTGCTGCCCGCCGTCAGGTCAACCGCGGGAAGAACCACCTGGACGTACGTGCGATACATCAGGTCGGCGTTACGGTTAATCACCGCCGTCACACGCTTGTTGAAGTCGGCCTGTCCGTTGAACGTGACCTCAATGGACTCCATCGCGAAGTTCGTATGCCGCTTGTACAGGACCTTCCAGAACGTGATCTGGGGGTTGCCCGAAATGTAGATGTCCTGTGCGCCATAGCTGACAAGCTGAAGAAGACCGCCACCCATGTTTGTTGTGTCCTATCGCACTATTTTTTTTCCGGAGCCCCTATGCGCGCGACTCCTCCTGACTTTGGCGCAGGTAGCACTTCCGACACACCGAAGCATACATGTCCTTACCTCCGATGATGACCTGCTGATCAGAAACTTCCCCGAGGCGCTTTGTAAATATCGCGGGAGTTCCATCGGCACACACTTTGCAAAAAGCAGTCAACTTGTAAACTTTGTCCGCAAGAGGAATGCAGTCTAGAATCTCGCCAAACGGCTCCCTATTTGAATCGCCATCCAGCCCTAGCAGATACAGCTTCTTTCCCAAGAAATCTACCACATGTTTCGCAAACGGAACGAGCCCTCGGAAAAACTGCGCTTCGTCCACAATCACTACTTTGACATTCTCAATCATCGCCAACATCGTAGGATTCAGTAAACTTGTCAGGGTCGTGCAACGTGCGCGACTACCATCGTGGGTTACGATATCGTTCTCGGAATACGCGTATCGCACATCATACCCGTGCTTGATCACATAGACCCCCGTACCAATCGCAGCGTGCCGGGAGACAATATCAAGAATATGAGATGACTTTCCCGCAAACATCGGACCCAGAATGATATCCAACGACATTGACTCTATAGCACTTTCACTCTGAAAGCGATATATGAAAAATGGAGACTATTGCTATTGTTGTCGCTGTTGGCTTTGGTGTTGGAACCCTTACCGCGATTGTTGCCTTTGTTCGTTCATGCCGCAAGCCCACCATGAAGGCGTCTCGTTCCGACACGGATCTCACGAATCTTGTTTCTGATTCTCTTCCCACTGGAAAGTCTCCTGTTTAGGCTAGCATCATTCGCGGCGTAATGTGCATAGCTTCCAACTCCTGCATCCACAGCTTCATCGCATAGGGGATCGTCTTGTTGATAAACTCGGTCTTGTTCCCACATGTGCCGCAGGAGTAGATGGACTCTTCCTCATTCATAATGGCCAGCGTGCCACATGTCTTACAGATTCCTGTCGGGAAGGGATCTGACACATCCATCAGTCGTTCCTTGGTGAACGCCGCGGCTCCGTGGCTCAGCAAGCAATCACGCTCCATCTCGCCCACACGCAGACCGCCGTCACGCGAGCGCCCCTCACACGGTTGGCGCGTCAGACTCACAATCGGACCCTTGCCACGACTGTGCTTCTTGTCAATCACCATGTGCTTGAGGCGCTGGTAGAAGGTAGGACCCATGAAGATCTCCGCCTGCATCATCTCACCCGTCTGTCCGTTGTAGAGGATCTCATTCCCGTAGGGATGATACCCTAGGTCCAGCATGTGAGCCTTCAGGTCCTCCACCTTCAGATGGCTGTACGGCGTGCCATCTCCCAGAGTGCCCTTGTTGACACCGATCTTGCCGAAGATGTTCTCCATCAGCTGCGCGATCGTCATGCGTGACGGGACTGCGTGAGGGTTCATAATCAGATCCGGACGCAATCCACTCGCAGTGAACGGCATATCCTCCTCATTCAGCATCATGCCCACAGTGCCCTTCTGACCGTGACGCGAGGAGAACTTGTCTCCAATCTGCGGGACACGCTCCGAGACGACGCGAACCTTGACGAAGGGATATCCGTCACTGTTCTTGTCCTGCCACACGCCGTCAATACGGCACGGCTCCGTGTTCTTGTGCGTCGTAGACGCGTCGCGATACGCATACCCCGCAGAGTCATTGCGCAGATTCACAACCTTCCCAATAATCACGTCGTTCTCCTGGAGAGTCGCGTGAAGGATCGGAATGCCATTGTCGGCAACCGCATTGTAGGATGTGTTCTTGTACTTGCGCGTATTGTGCTTCATCGGCTTCATGAACTTCTCCTCTCGCCCCGAAGTCACGTTACGATGTTCCTCGTCCTTGTACATCGTGTAGTAGAGCCCACGCATGAACCCGCGGTTCACAGCCGACTTGTTCATGATGATGGAATCCTCCTGATTGTAACCGCCATAGCACGCGATCGCAACAATCGCATTCATGCCATACGGCATCTCATGCTGCTTCAGAATGTTCATGGACCGCGTCTCCACAATCGGACGCGTCAGCGAACACAGCAGATATCCGTTCTTGTCCAGCCGCTTCGCATAGTTGCCGGCATACACGCACATCGCCTGCTTGCCCATCGCCGACTGATAGGTGTTACGAGGCGACTGGTTGTGATCCGAGAGAGGAATGCTGCTGGCCATGTGTCCAATCAACATGCTCGGATGGATCTCGTGATGAGTGTGGTGAGGTGTCACCGACTCCTGGTTGAAGGCAATCCGCAACGTCTCCGTCTCAGACGCATCAATGTACTCAATACACGTCTTCAGCCACGTGTTCCAATCCGCCGTCTTCTCGGGCCACGCACAACCGATGCGAAACACCGGGCGCACCAACCGACCTGCATCTGTCTCAATCGTAATGGTGTTCATCAGGGTATACCACGCGACCGATATATGAGGGTGAAGTCGGAAGGAGTGCTTGGCCGCTCGCAACTGATCCACTAGCACCTTCGGGTTTTTCGTATATCCGACAATCACACCGTTCAACGTGACTGCGGTTCCCTCATACACATGAGGTGTAT